GGTATCTTCTAACATCCTCAACAGAGACTATGGTAACTCACAAGGTAACCTGAACTCTGGTGAAGGACTAGTTGAAATAGCTGGTATCCAAATCAAGCGTTCTAACAACCTTCCATTCTTGGCAGGTACTGTTAACCCTGTATCCGGTGAGAACAACTCTTACAATGGAGATTTCTCCACACACTGTGGATTAATCTATCAGCGTGATGCAGCTGGAATCGTCGAAGCCGTTGGACCTCAAGTCCAAGTAACCGGTGGTGATGTATCCGTACTGTATCAAGGTGATGTACTCGTAGGACGCCTAGCAATGGGTGCGGGTACACTTAACCCAGCTGGTGCAATTGAACTAACCTCAGCACGTAGCTAATTATGTCTCTTAATCCTGGTACCTCTACAACTATAACTAGAGTGAAGGGTAATGGAGCCTCTCTAAGTGGGATTGGTACTGTCGATAAGTCAGTTACCAAGAACCCACCTACTCCTCTGGAGTATGGGAGGAAGCATCTTAGCCCTGCTAATATAGGTACCGTTTCTTAACCAATAAAATATTATGGCCGCACCATCAGCAGTGGGCGAGTACGGATCTTGCGGTGCAGGCACCGAAACCCGTATCTCCCCATCAGATACTAGTGGATCTGGCAGCGCATCAGGTGTTGCATCCACTACTAAAAATTTACGTTTAGCATATGCCACCGTCGGAAGTACCGGCGTGGTGGACACATGCGCAGTGGTTGCTGCACAATATACGTAACCACATCCAAGGGGGATCTCACGGTCCCCTTTTTTTATTTATAATTCTTAACTATGACTACCACAACCGTTGATATCGATACCGAACTATCCGCAGTCAATGCGATTCTTGGTAGTATAGGTCAATCGCCAGTATCAGGTTTAGATTTTGCTAACCCTGAGATATCGTTTATATATAATATACTTAAAGAGTGTAACCAGGATATACAAGCTGAAGGTTGGACATTTAATATTGAATACCATATAAAAGAAACTGTAAATGCTTCTGACAATAAAGTTGTTATTGAATCAAATGTTACCCGTATAGATATGGAAGATTCATGGGATAGAACCCGTGATTTTGTACGACGAAAGGATACCAGTGATGGTATATGGAAATTATATGATAGAGTAAACCATACATTTGAATTCCCAGATGATGATTACTTTTATGTAAACAAAGTAAGACTACTTAATTTTGAAGATATACCAGCACCATTCCAAAGGTATATTATATATAAAGCTTCTGGCAGAGCCGCTGTACAATTGGTATCTAATGCTAATCTACAGAAGATGTTATCAACATATGAGATGCAAGCACGTGCTGCATGTATGGAGTATGAATGTAATCAAGGTGATCATAACTTTATGGGCTGGCCTGATGAGTCTGCTTATCAATCTTACAAACCTTATCAAGCACTGAGACGCTAATGGCAAGTGTAACACAAAAGGTTCCTAACTATGTTTTAGGAATATCACAACAACCAGATGAAAAGAAAGCACCAGGACAAGTAGTAGATTTAGTGAATGGCTTTCCTGATGTTGTTAAACAATTAACTAAACGTCCTGGCAGTCATCTTATAAAAGATATATCTACAACAAGTAATCCATACGGAGATAGTGCAACCTATGCTGTTGATACAGGAGCAAATTCTAAATGGTTTAGTATTTACTCAACCGATGAGAAACAATATATCGGTCAATGTGCTGCAGATGGTGATGTTAAAATATGGAGATGTAGTGATGGTGCTTCGATACCCGTCGATTATGCTAATGTTCCTGGAACACTTAAAGCTACTTACCTAGACAACACTGCATTATCAGATGAGAAGTCTTCTGATATACAGGTACTAACAATTAATGAAACTACCTTCTTTGTTAACAGACGTAAGGATACTGCAATATTATCTACTCCAAGTAAGCAATCACCTACTGCACTAAATGAAGCTTATATAGAATTAGATACAATATCTTATGGTAAACAATATGCATTAGATATATACGACCCAGACGATAACACAACTTATTCATATACACGTGCTACAAGTATAGTCGTTGATGATGCATGTACTTTTGGTGGAGTCACAGCTGGTTCAGGAGAACCTGGTGATGGCTCATGTCATGGAATGGGCAGAGAGACTGTTAACGCATCTTCTGGTACAGCTATAGGATCTACCTCACCTCCTAATGCAAGTTCAGGTGGTAAGACTAATCTTAGATATGAGATGGATACACGTTGTACCCCTCAGCCTAAGAATGACGATAACAATCCAGTAGATGGTGACGATTACTATGATGCGTATGCTCCATTCTGTAAACTACAATTTGGTGGAGAAGGTTGGACAACTAATGATACGCATGCCTATACTTCACAGAAAGGTGTCGTAACAACAATTACTGTTAAAAGCCATTCAACCATAACATCTAGAGCTAATATAGCACTGATAAGACCAGCTCCTACATCTTCAAATAATGAAGAGCATGTATCAGCAGCTGGTATTTTAGGTGATCTTAAGGCTAGTATAGATGCCATCTCTGGTCATGGTATAACAGCTACTATTGTAGGTAATGGTATCCATTTATATAGAGCTACCCCTTTTGGTGTAACTTCACCTGAAAGAAATTTAATAAATGTTATAACAAGTGAAGCTAATAACATAGCTGACTTACCACGTACATGCAGACATGGTTATATTGTTCGTATTGTAAATAGTGGTGAGGATATGGATGATTACTATCTCCGTTTCCAAGCTGAAGGTATTGCTGCGGATATATCACAAACTGCTACTTATGCTAGATCTGGTACCACTGTAACAGTAACAACTGCAGCGGCTCATGGCTTAAGTAGTGGTGATCAAGTATTTGTTGACTTTACTAGTGGAGGTGCTTTAGACGGTTATTATACATTAGCCTCTGTTCCTAGTTCTACAACATTTACATTTGCAACAACAGCCTCAGGTACTATAGCTGGTAGTTCAACTATGACCTTTACACCAGCTCGATTCGGTGAAGGTGTATGGGAAGAAGTTGCAGCTCCTGGTATTAATGTAGAGTTAGATGATGATACTATGCCACTACAGCTGAAGTTTGTAGCCGCTGGTACATATGCTATCAATGGAGGATCCAGTAGAACCTACTCAAATGGTGTCTTCCAATTCTCTTACCCAGATTGGGGTCTACGTGATGTAGGTGATGATATAACTAACTCAGCGCCTTCCTTTGTAGGTTATCCTATTCAGAAGATGATGTTCTTCCGAAATAGAATAGCAATGCTTAGTGCAGAGAATGTCATTCTATCTAGAACTAATGATTACCTTAATTTCTGGGTTAAAACTGCTATGGCTATTTCCAATGCAGACCCTATCGATCTACAATCAAGCTCTACGTTCCCGACTAAACTCTATGATGCAGTCGAAGCACCGGCAGGGTTAGTCCTGTTCAGTGCGAATGAACAGTTTCTTTTAAGTTCAGGTGCAGAAGCTTTGCTTACTCCTGAAACAGCAAAAGTTTCTTACTTATCATCTTATGCATTTAACCCTGATACTATACCATTCTCGTTAGGTACTACTATTGGATTCATAAATAGTACTGCTAAGAATGGTAGGTTCTATGAAATGGCTAATGTCAACTCTAGGGATGAGCCTACAGTAATAGAGCAAAGTAAAGTTATAGGTAAACTTTTTCCAGCAAACACTACCTTAGCGACAGCATCAACTGAAAATGATTTGATGTTATTCGGTATAGATAGTACATTGCATACAGCTTCAAATGAAGTGTGGGGATATAAGTGGTATGAATCTCAAAACAAGCGTGTCCAGAATGCATGGTTTAGATGGACCTTGCCTAATAATGTAATATATCATACTATACTTGATGACGTATATTACTGTGTACTAAACACAGGTAGTACATATACTTTCGAAAAATTTGACATAAAATTATCTGATGGTTCTTTACTTATCGGTGATGAACCTGAAGTTAATAGGGTATATTTAGATACCAAGAAGACTATTGCGACAGGTGATATAACATATAACAGTTCAACTGATGTATCTACATTCACTCTAGGTGCAGGGTATTATAGCTCACGTACTTTAACAGCTTACTGTACAACAGACAGTGATGCTAGAGGTAAAACTTATGATATACCTTCAGCTAAAATTACTGGATCTCATCCAAACAAATCAGTAGAATTACCTGGTAATTGGAAGACTTCTACAAAAGATGGCAGTGGAGTTAATACAGATTTAGTTATTGGATATGAGTATGAGTTTGAAGTTGAACTACCTAAGCTTTATGTAACTAGAGCTGAAGGTGATAAGATAAGATCTGAAACTCGTGGT